CTCCAGCTCCTGCTTGACGTAGCCGTCGGAGTCGCACCCGAGCACCAGCAGCCAGTGCTCGGTCTTTTTGCCGGTCTCCGGGTCGAACAGCGGAAGCCGGATGCCGGCGTTGGCCCTGGCCTTCGTGAAAAATGCTTTCCTGTCCATGACTATGCGGCGGCGCGCGTGATGACGATGTTGCTGTCGTTTGTGTAGGCCTCGTAGAGGGCCTGGAACGGGAGCGCGATCGGGACGGGCCCGAAGCCTCCGACGTTGACCGGGCCGCCGGTGTACTTGATCCGCGGCAGCAGGATGGTCAGGGTGTTGCCCGCCACGTCTTCGAGCTCGACCTCGATCGAGCTTTCGGTCTCGTTGATGAACTTGTTCAGGAGCGTGCTGTTCTCGAAGTAGGCCGTGACCTGGCCCGTGAGGGTCGAGCGCCCGATGGATGGCAGCAGCGTCAGGTCGCTCCCCACCACGAACCGCGGCTCCACGCCGTTGTCGAGGTCGAGCGAGATCGCGGTGACGGTCGCGATGGGAGAGCCGCCCTCGTCGATGGTGCCCGTGAAGGCATCGAATGGCGACGTGGTGGACGGATCCGCGTAGGTGGCGCCGGCCGTCGCGGCATCTCCCACCGTGTTGTCCTGGCCCACGACCCCGAATGAGCCCGTGACCATCGCGTTGGCGTCGATCTGAAACTGCGCCTTGTTGAAGACGCAGCCCTCGAACAGGTGGTATCCGCCGGTCGTGACGTCGGCGAAGTGGCTCTCGATCGAGTAGGATCGGCGAGTGGTGCCGGCCTTGAGTACGTTCGCGTTCCAGGTCCCGCAGAGGGTTGCCTCGATCAGGTCGTCGAACGACGTGTAGCTCCACTCGATCGGGATGTCGAACGCCACCTTGCGGGCCCCGTGTCGCAGGTCTTCGATCTGACGGTCGGACCGCAGGGTCTCGCTCTGGAAGGTGTCCTTCGTGAGCCCACCACTGACGCCTCGGTGGCGAATGGGCTTGAACGCCGGGGTGTTGGGGCAGGTCCCGTAAACGCCCTCGACGATGTAGTGCAGTGAGTGCCTTGAGCCATCAGCCATGGTGTTCTCCTTGTGTCGTCATCTCGAAACGAGCGCGTACCAACTGATGGTCACGCTGACGATGAACCAGTTGTCTTCCTTGCGGCCGGACGACCTGCCGCAGTTGGTGATCGTGACGGCCTGGCCGCTCGAGGTGAGCTTCTTGCCGGCCTTGAAGGCAGCCCGGAACGTCTCGGTCACGTCGTCCGCCGCCTTGTCGCCGCCGCCGGTCGGAAACATGAAATCGATCTGGACGATCCCGTCCTCCATGTCCTGGCCAACGTCGCTCAGGGTCTCGACGGTCGGCAGGTTGGGCAGGTACGTGATGCGCGCCCAGAGGGAATCGGTGGGCTTCGTGAATGGGATATTCTCGCGATCGACTGGCGT